ACATCTGGTACGGATGGTGGCGTTTCACCGGCAGGTTGCGTGCCGGTGATAGTCTTGGATAAATCTTCGAGGAACACATAATTACGACTGACGAGCAGGCGGTCTGCTGGGTTTTCAGAGCCTGGCTCGTAGCGGTTCAATTCCTCGTAGGCGCGAGCTTCACTCAGAGAGTAAATTCCGCCCTGCGTCATGGCGGTCAAAAAAGATTTACGTGAGTTCAAGTCAATGCGCATCAGGGCGTTTCTGTTGAAACGGGCATAGTATTTTTTCTGCTCGCGCATCGCGAATAATTTCAAGTCGAATTCCTCTTCATACTGCTTGAGGATCGTGTCCAGCGTTGTGACAAGGTAGTTAATTTCCTGCTGTTCGTTGCTGTTGTAGGACTGCTTGCCTTCTTGCAGTTTATAAAGCGGGATTTTCAAAAACCGCGCGATATCGGCGATATTGGTCTGCTTGGTCTCGACAAACTGGGCGTCTTTGAGCGGCATGTTTACCGGCGTAAATTCCTCGCCCAGGTTGAGGATTGCAACGCGGTGCATGTTGGATAAACCGCTTGAGTATTTTTCGAACTCGGCGCGGACGCTGTTTTTTTCATCGGGTCCCAACTGGGTAGGGGTTTTGAGCACACCGCCCAGCTTCATACCGCGCTGATAAAAGTTTCCCTCGAATTTTTGTTCCGCAAGCCCAGCGCCAAGAGCCTCTCGCGCATACCCGAGATAAGAGTTGCCTGTAATGCCATCTTCCGAAAATCCTTTCACGTGGATCACGTCTGATGCTGGCAGTTTGCGCGTTTCCATTCCAGGGATTTTTAGGATGTACCAGAGATAGCCCTGCTCATCTACATACACCAGTGTGTACTCAGGCGGCAACGGAAATAGCTCAGTGGGGAATCCGTTGAAATCAGTCGCAACATAGGCGTAGGCATTGCCCCAACTAATGCGCTTGTATTCCATCAGCTTGAAAAAGCTCGATGGGTTCATCCGCCGATTGGGTTGGATGGCGAGCAGACGATATGCAGGATGCTCGCGATCTTCTACCCGATCGCCATTCGCCTTGCGTTTGAATACGTGACGCGGCAGTTTTGCGACGTCGTCAACCAAAATACTCACGCACGCAAACCAACTGGACAATCTCATCGCGCTTGACTGCGTAACAGATTCGCCGCTATTTGACGTGTAGTAATCATCCGCGCCGGTCAAAAAGTCCGACATGTATTGATCGAGCGCGCGCGATTCGAGGATTTTTTCGAGGATCATTTTTGCATGTTCCGCTTGCGGAGGATGGAGGTCAATCCAACACCAATCAAGATCAACGTCACCCCTAGCGAGTACCAGCCTAGCAGTTTATTAACGCGAAAATTTGTCCAAATAATGACGGAAATACCGGATAAAACCAGCAGATCATTGCTAATTGCTACAAAAAAAACAAATAAAGCGCGAATAAATGCGGCGATTTTTTTCATTTGTTTTTTGTCCGCTCCTGCATGATGGCGATCGAAGTTTTCACCTCGTCGTGGTGTCTGTCAATTTTTTTTATCAACTCGTCCACCTTCACGCTCAACTCGCGCAGGGTGGAGCTGTGCAGTCCATCCTGTTTCAGCCAGGACTCCTGCATGGATTGTAAAAATCCTTGCCAGCGCTCATCGCGCAGCTTGTCTTGCGCTTCCTGCCATGTGCGCTGGCGCTCGCGTTCCACATCGCGTTTCAGATCCTGCTCATCCATAAACATTTTGATCTCGCGCCAAACAACTGCGACAACCAAAATAACGATAGACACAATTGCGAACTGCAACCAAATGGACTCAGGCGGCATTAGCATTCTCTGTTGATATGGATGGTTTGCGTTTTTAAAACATATAGAGCTGGCATATAGACTCCGGTGATAAAAAAAAAGCGCCCGGCACGCAGAATCAAATCTGCGTGCCGGGCGCTAATCCGACAGTGATCGCAACATGAGCGATCGCTCAAATTTAGTAGCTAGTCAATGATGGTGATGCAGGATGAGGGGGACACCCTGCAAACACCGTCAAAAAATATTATAGACCATTTGTTTCAAAAAAGTCAAGATGCAAAACTTCGGCATTGTTTCTATAGAAACAGTCACGCCTGCACCATGACTCCGTTATCGTCGAAAATCAATTTTTCATTTTGCATAATATGCAAATGGCGATACCCAGATAAAACAATTTCACGCGCACGCTGTTCGACGATCTGTAAGTGCCCCATGTCAAAATCATCAATCCGTTTTGGCAATTGCTGTTCCACCCAGGCGATCCAGCCCGTATCCTTCGCCACAACAATCGCAAAAGCGTTTCTGAATCTACGCCAAAAGTCCAGGTATAAGGGGACGTGCCCTATACTACTCAACGCACGCCGCTCCCTGGCATTTAGTTTGCTTTTATGTTTCATGCTAATACCCAAAACCCGATGAGCGCACGAGCTTGACATAGTCTGTCGCGCTGCGCAGCGCCTGCTCACGCATTAAGGCGTCGATCGCTGCCGCCAATAGGTCAATGCGGCGAGTGTCCTTGGCGTTTTTTTTCGAGAGCGCAATATTTTCTTTTGTGTCTATAATTTCCTGCGCGTTGCCTACGCACCAGGTGAACAGGGGGGAGCTATCATGCACAATCTTTCCAGATGCGACCAACTCCCGGAATCTTTTGGTTGGCTCGTTTAGGTTTTTCATAGTTTGCATTACCTCGATAGTTGTGTAACCAGCTTTATCCATGTTGTTTTTGAATTGCGTTGAGTTATATGGGTCATAACATAGTTCGTGAACCTTCCAGCCATTTCCAACTGCGTAATGATGCGCCAGCTTCCGAGTAGCAAAAAGTTCAGGCGGCAATAAAATCTTGCCGTTGATCATCTCGACTTGCTCCTGCAAAGAGTCGTAGTCAGTGACTTCGCCCTCGGTGATGGTCAGCCAGCCATGTTTTGCCCACTCGCCATACGGTATTTTGTCGGTCTTTTCGTGCCGTTTTACCGCCTCAGATGGCATAAAACCATGAGCTGAGACGCCAACCCGCCCATTTTCGAGAGCAAAAATATACGCCAATGCTGTTAAATCTATTTTCTTCGAAAGGTCGACGCCAACGACGCATAACAATCCCTTTGTCAGGCGCAAGAACTCGTCACGCGACACAGCACATTGATCCCACTTCGAAGGCTTCACCCCATCGCCGATCATATGGATACCCATGTAACTATTCTCGTTACCATGTACCCAGATATTCAAATTCTTTACGCGGAACGCGCGGATTTTTTCGGAGTTCTGCGATCCGAACGCTTCGTCATGCTGTTGTTTTAATCGCTCCACGCCCTGCGGGGTCGAACATCGCAACGGATTCGCCTTCGACCAGTTCCGCGGATCGTGCTCGTCGTCGCCATCGTCCATCTCGCGAATCATGACGAAGTAATGCTCGTTCCGTGTTGCGTCTGGTTTGCTGCTTACAGATCCATCAACGATCAACTTGCAATATTCATACTCTTTGTGACAGGGCGATTCGACGTCATCCCCAGCAGTGGTGATGGTAAACATCAACGCCTGGGCGCGCTGTCCCTGAGCAGTTGACATCAGGTCAAATAGTTTGCTCGTTGGATGGGCATGGTACTCATCGATGAACGCACAACTCGGATTGAATGAATCCTTATTTTTTACCTCACCCGAAAATGCTTTCATTTCTCCGCCGCGTGTGCGGTGGTTGAGCTCGTATTTTGCAATGCGAAGACGCTTGCTAATGTCTTCGCTTTTTTCTGCCATGACCTTGGAGTAGTTATATAAGACTCTCGCCTGAGTGCGGTCTACTGCGGTGCAATACACAGATGGACTCTGCTCCATATCCCCCACCATCATGTATAAGCCAATCCCTGCACCGCGTGTAGTTTTTGCGTTTTTACGCCCCTCAGTCACAAACGCCTTGTTAAACCTACGTACCCCGACTACCCTGTTATTTGTGCGCGTGACTGTCTCGTACTTTGACACCCATCCAAAAATACACGAGAGGTCAAACACATGAGCAGGTATCAAATCAATCGGTTTTCCCGCAAGCGGACCCTCTACATGGTTGAGGTAGCGGAACCATTCGACAGAAACAAAGTTTGCCTGCTCCTCGTCATATACCCACTGCCAATTATCGTCCCTATCAGGGACAGGCTGAGTTGTCGCTGCCTCTACGCGGTCAGCAAACTCGCGCGACAACTGACCTGAGCGAGCCAGATCATACAGGTGACGCAAACACGCCAGACGTTCGTAACGTCCGACAATGATCTTGCCTTCAACTGCGTCCAGCGCATATTGAGTCGCATTCATCAATCAAAATCTTTTCCGAATTGATCTATCTGATTTTTAGGATCTACTGATTTTTTGACCAATCGTGCTCGTCCAGTTGGAGTAAACCCAAGCTTATCTGCAATAGTTAATATCAACCTGCCCCAGCTTTGCATTTCCTGCACATCAAAATGCGTCATTTTTTTCTTACGGGTATAGCGTCCATACTGGGCACATGCAACGCAGTATGTACCCAGGCTTTCAGCGTCCAAATTGTCTAGCATTTCGTTAGTAGCATTTAGACCAGCAACCTCGGATATTTTTTTATCCCACACCTTGCGCGCCTCGCCAGTCACCCACCCAGGCGGAGCTAATTCAACAGATCCGGAACGTTTGATTTTATCGGCAGCAGCCTGGCGTGCCGCCACCTGATCTTTCGTCCAGTGTTTACCAGATCCTTTTTTACCGACATCCATTGTGGATGCAGACACAACATTAGTAGGCATAAGACTCACTACCGCAAACGCGGCAGCCTCCAAAAGCAAAAATCCGCCACCATTGATGACGCAATAACCATAAAATAGGGAACTGATCGGGGACTCTTTCGCACGTTCCAGACACCTCGCGGTCTTCCCCCTCTAACCAAAACTTTTTTGACAGGGGGGGAGTGTCCGCAACCATAACTAATACCATCCAACTTCTTTGGCTGTTTTAGACGAGTGGCAACTGTGGCAAAGCGAATCAAATGGCCCTGAAAAGAATTTTTCCTCATTCCCCCCATGCCGCTCGATATGATCCACATCTGTGGCTGGCTCATAGACGCCATGCTCAAGACATCGCGCACACCACGGATATAGAGCAAGCTGGACGATACGAATCCTTTTCCAGCGCGGATCATTGTATAGGCGTTTGATGTTTGGGTTACGTTTATTTTTTATCGTGCGGTGCATCGCACATTGACCGCTACGCACAAGCGTATCGCATCCAGGGTGTGAGCATTGGCGAAATGATTGGCTAGGCACAATAGATACCCGCATCGTGGACTGATGTTAGAGCCCACGATACGGCAAGATAGCTAGAACTTTGGCGGGCGTTGACTGTACGAGAACGCCTGCAAAGACAAACCGCGCGTTATGGATAGATGCACGCCCTTGGTCCCGACAATCTGGATAACATAGGCAAATACGATGGTCGCGACTCTAACAAAATCGGCAATCTGAGCATCCGCGCCTACAAAGTCGAACGCAGGATAGAGCTTATAAATGACGGTTACGGCAATAACCACAAAAAGGTTCATGATCGCTGACCATTTACCCGACGTGCCGTCCGTAACAACGCCTGCCCATTTAAGGACATCAATCACGAATGCGATCAACGCAAATACACCGAACAACGTACCGACAATGAGCAGGATTGTATCGAGCGATAAACCAATCAATCCCAACACAGCGGAGAAAAGAAGCACCAAGCCAACCGGTAACCCCAACTCCTTGAACAAAACTTCCAAATTGATTTTCATATTTGTCTCCTTTGACAAAAATAAAAGCGCCCGATACGTGACGGAAAACAGTCACGTATCGGGCGCTAATCCGACGGTGGTCGCAACAAGAGCGACCGCTCAACTCTTTTTATTTTACATCAAACCATTGACATTGCGCAACAGGGGCACTAACGGCTGGCTTTACCCGCAAGGGGCAGAGCCAAGATTATCTTTCACGACCACCGCCTGCCCCTTGTCGGGTGCAAGCATTGTTAGGCATTGCTCATGGACATCAAACACACAATTTGGGTATGCATCTGCACGCGCTTCACGCTGACGAACAATCGCGCCAATTTTCTCAAGATACGTTATTCTTTTGGCGCGGGCGTTTGTTGCAGTTATCCAAAATATTGAGACAACGCGAGCCTTTTTTATTGCTTGAAAATCTTGTAAAAGAAGTTTTGTGTTTAGCATGGGAATGCCTAACGGTTTGCTTTACCCGCGCGCGGGCTTTGCAGCCTTTTTAGTTTTGGATGTAACCTTTTTTGCGCCAGACTCCTGCGCGTCGGGTGCATGCTTTGTTGGCTTGCGCCCTTGCCCGCGACCAGCCCCGCCCCAAGATACAACCAATTGATAACGCGCGCGCCTGCAATATCGCGCCCAGACTGCGCGTGCTGTTTCGCGGTGACATTCGCCGCGCTCAACAATCTCGTTGATATACGCTCTGCTGTCCATTACCTGAGTTACATCAACGTGTTCTCTCGCCGCAATTTCTGCGGCGAGAGAGTTGAGAAATTCGCTTCGGGCTTTGGTGTTATTTGGCATGGCTGCGGATGTAATCGCGGTCTTGTGAAATCATCATTGCAAAACACTTTTGGCACTCGCCACATTCGCACTCTGCGCCATCCCAATCGTAGTTCGACATATCACTGTTACGACCAGATTGGATGTAGTCTGCGGTCACGTCGCTGACAATGATGTAATCAGGTGCGCTGTATTCATTGTGAGATAAAACAACTCGGTCACTTTCCCATTCAGCGATTTCGGATTTTGCTTCTTCGATGGTTTCAAATTCCACGATGTTGCCGTGAAAATCATTGTGGAAACCTGGCTGACTTTCGCCTTGAATGTCGGGCTGGTAGACGTTTCGTAAAACTGAGATTGCGTACATGGTTGCTCCTTTTGTGTCTGTTCGAGAACCGCGTTCCCGTTCGATGTTTAGTATTATAATCAAGTTACTTGATTTGTCAAGAGTAAACAGACATCAAAAAAGAAACTCATACGGAAGCAAGCCAACGGTTTGCTTTACCCGCGCAAAGCCTTTATAACCACCACCCAAAAACGCGCCAGCAGGCTTTGCGTCGGGTGCAAGCTTTGTTGGGCAGTGTGTGGGGGATTAGATAGCATGTCGGCGGCGTCATTCAAAAATGCGCTTGTGCCTGTGGACGGATTGACAATCTTTTCGATTTCCTTCGGGGTGTAAAACATTCCATTTGCCATTATTATTTTCCTTTGCGATGAACTGCCCAACTATCCTTATCCATCTACCGACAAATAAGGCTCTCCACAGGATTGTTATCAAGTGGACTTTGCACACCTTTCCAGCCAGCAGGCTGCAAGATATGCAGATAAATCATCGTTGTTTTGATGCTCTTATGACCCATCAAGTCTTGAACAGTGCGCACATCGTAGCCGCCCCATAACAGATGGGTAGCAAAACAATGACGAAACGTGTGCGGAGTGACATGCTTGAAAACGCCAGACTTTTGCGCAGCATCTCTGATTGCCCGCTGCAACTCGCTCTCATGCTGGTGATGACGTCGGCGAATCCCACTGACGGGATCAACGCTATATCCCTGTGCAGGAAATACCCAAAACCAGCCAAGTTCAGAACCTATGTTTTTATATTTGACATCCAACGCACCAGGAACCTGTACTCCTGGCATTCCACGCTGAATATCGATCTCATGCAGTCGGCGGGCTATCGCCATCTGATCCATAAGTGGCTTGACCAGTTTACGCGGCAGCGGCACAGTTCTGTCCTTGTCGCCCTTTCCACATCTGACGACAATAATTCCGCTTGAAAACTCAATATCTTTAAACCGCAGCTGCTGACACTCCTTCAAGCGCAATCCAGCACCATACAGCAAATGAGCCATCAAACTAAAAGGCTCCCCCTCAATTTCTTGTAAAACCTTAGCGGTTTCCTCTTGGGTTAAAACAATTGGCAGGTGTTTCGACGTTTTTGCCGCCAAATCGTCAATTCCATTAATCTGCACACCAAGAATATTTTCGTACAAGTATCGAATTGCATAATAAGCTTGGTTTTGTGTTGACCCAGCTACGTGACGTTCGTTTGCCAAATAGGATAAAAAAGGCACTACCGCAAAAGTCACTATTGCAAGTTAGTTTACTTCTACGGAACACTTTGCCGCCTACTGCCAGATATGGACTGAAAGGTTTCCACATGCCCATTTAGCCCAGATATGGGCATTTTCCAGCGGTTTTCAGGACAGT